AGATTATAAGAAAAGTGATTGGCATTTTTTAGCTCTACATAGATGCAAATAAACCTGAACATCAGCAGGTATAGCCTGATGTGCCTAGATGAGGGTAGTGTCGTTATGAGGTTACGATTCCACGAGTATGCAAAGCAACCGAAAAAATCATCGAGCTTACAGGTGGTGCGCAGTGAGTCACAGCGTAAGGCTAGAAACCGAAAGGATGCCAAGTGCGTTTAAACATATTAACAATGTCCTAAAGGAGGGCACATTATGGTTGATCAAGAAAATGAAACAAAAGAATACAGAGTGCGTTTGTCTGGTTATGTTGAAGGTGAGGCATATGTAGAGGCGCAGAGTCTTGATGATGCAGAAAGCAAAGCTGAGTATTTATCGGTATCGGATATTGTGCATCATGGGGGTGATATAGACTTCTCAAATGTGTTAATGGTTGATGCAGTGGAGGTAGCATGATTCAAGAAGAATTGTATTTCAACGAGCTAATCATGCGAGAGGCGCAACATACTATCATCATGGAGGCAATGTTTTGGGTAGGTACACCAATACTCATGATGATCGTATTGTCTGCGTGTATTCAAATTCACGAAAAATTTACAGGAGGCTCATATGAGTTCATCGAAAGACTATTTGATAGCTAAGAAAAACCTGCTTAAAAAGAATAAAAAAGCAAAGATTGAAGCTATGCGCAGGGCAATAAGAGTGCTCAAAGGTGCAGAGTGTGTCTGTTGCACAGAAGGTCTGTATAAGAATGACATTGATCTAGAAGGTTTGATAATTCACATCACAGATGTCATGTCGGTTGCAGAAGGTAAAACAAGTCGTTTAAACATAGTGGAGGTGGATGAAGTATGAGTATGGTAAATAAACAAAAAATAACAGAAACTGAGATGAGTGAAAATTGTCCAGAATGTGGCTTTATTTTAGAACAAGATGAACAAGAATTTGATACATCAGTTTGCTACAAATGTGGACTAGGTTGGGAGACTTACGAGCCTCAAGCGATAGATGATCATTACATGGGGGTATCAAATGATGAATGATTATCCGAGAGGTTTAACCTTGAATCTCAATAGCATTGAAGATGCTAGAGAGTATTTGAGGGATGCTAAAGCAAGGATTAATCCTAGTAACGCAACAATAAAGAAACCAGTGGTTTCCATTAGGTTGTTATTACAAAACGATTATGACCTGCTCACACAAGCAGTAACAGGGATGCATAACATGAAGATGTTCAGGTTTGTGCATGGTGCAAAAAAATATACATGGGAGTGACAATGGCTAGGTATAAAACAAAAAGATTTGTTCTTGAATCTGTATGGGATGAACAATGGGTGGAATGCGAGGCTGATTCGATAGAAGAGGCAGGAAGAAAATTTGAGCAACATGAAGGTGTTGAGGTTACGCATTCTGAAATGGGCGATGTTGAAGAAACAATTCGAGTTGATATAGAGCTACCAATATTATTGGTGAAGGAGTCTGACAATGGATAAATACAAAGTATTAATTATCGGTGATGAAATGAGTGGCTTAGATTTAGAGGTAAGATCTTTTGATGAAAAGCCTACGCTCAAGGAGATGCAAGAGATGGTGGGTGGATACATAGAGTTCGTTCCTGTATTCATGCATCAGGGTATGGCTGAAAGCAATTTTATTATGGAAAAAGTAGCCGATTTGCTTGAGTTTACAGAAAAAGATTTTGAAAAATATGCAGGTGCAGAGATGACAGGTGTCATTAATGAAGAAGGTAAGTTCAATGGCTCTGAGCCTAATCCAATAGCTACTGAGCTTTATAATGCGTTTAAACAGTTTAATAAAATACCTGATGATGGAGATTGGATTGCAGGAACGATGTTCATTCCGATCAACTTCAAGATGGATTAGTTACTCTGTAAACCTTATGATATAAAAAGTTCTTGACACAAAAAAACACAAGCCTCATAATGGGGTTTCAATAAATCGCAACTGACTGTGGAGGTCGATATGCAAAAGACTAAAAAGCCTTTGATTCAAAAGCACTATGAAAAACTAAACATCATTCGCTCATTCAGCGATGATTTGGTTGTTGTTCCTTGCTCATACAAGGGCAAGCCTAGAGGTGCGTTGGCACTCAAGCAAGGCACTCGTTTTGTTCCCATTGCACTACTGATAGATAGCAAGCACATAGACAATTTCAATTATGTGGGTTTTGAGACATCGGAAATCATCAATGAAATATTTGATGACATAAGAAAAATTGATCCAAGAAAAACGCTTGATGAGATCAATGAGCATGACGAGGGTGTATCACTAGCGTTCAATGAGCTTGTGGATGGACTCTTGCACATGGAAGAAGAACTGGATTTAGATATTTACACTGGTGAAAGCAAAAGCTCAAAGGAGGGCAAATAATGAAAATCACTGAACTGAAAAAACTAGCAAAAGAAATTGGTGAGAAGAAGATCATCAAGATGATTGAATCCACCATCGAGAAAGATGCAATACCTGCGGATGTCAAAAAGCATGTGCAAGGTGTGCTCAAGCACTTCAAGTCTGACTCGTTTAAACAAGCAGATGCAGGTGGTAGCTAATGGCTACCCCTGCGCCAAGAGAGGCATTCGATAACGATCAAGAATATCTAAAAGCTTATTGGATAACCACAGAATTCGGTGTCGATAATACCGATGACTATGATGTGTTTATGAACTTCTTTCAAGAGGGGCATTGTCCTCAAACAGAAGAAGAGAAAGAACATTATGAGGCTTTGCCTGATATAGGCATAAAAGTATATCGTGGATATGAATTCACAAGTGGCTCGCCTTATCGTATTTCATGGACTCCAAACAAGCGTGAAGCTGAATTCTTTGCACATAGAACAGCTATGTTTGAAGAATGTTTCAGGAAAAATGGTGACTCGAATCGCACAAAAGAAATCATTCCAATGCTTGCAAGCATGACAATAAGCAAGGGCAACATAGATGCGGTGCTGTTACAGCGTGAATGTGAATACATAATCTGTCATGCCGATGCTATATGGTATGACGAGTATGAAGAGTTTGAAATCACAATAGAAAAAAGACTTGATTTATTGCCAAAAAAGGAGGGCATATGAGCAAGAAAAAAATGACAAAAGAAGAAGAAAAGCTTTTCAAAGACAATGTTGTATTGTTGTCTGACAGAAAAGAATCGTTTAAACAAGGCAAAGCAAGACTCGAAGGCTCACTGCGTGTTGAGCAAAGCTTAAAAAATGCAAGTCATGACGAAAACTTTGGATTCTGGTTTGGAGATGAAGGCAAAGGCGATGTAAACATAACAGGTAAAGTCAGTAAAAAACTATTCAAAGCTCATGGTAGCGAAGAGGAGGCTCAAAATTACATGAGCTATTTACTTCATCTTATTAGTGTTGGAACTTTTGGCATAACAAGTTATGTAGAGGATGCACATAACATGAAAGCTATTGCAAACAATGAAACAGTATTCGCTAAATTTCCTTATGATGAAACTATTCCTAAGAAAGATCTTACAAGCGAGGACATCATAGTGGTCACGATACCTTTTCATAGAGAAGAAATCTTTGTGTGCTTGGAATCGGAGATTCTGTCATGAGAGCACCTCCGCACTGGTACAATCTCGCTGAAAAATTCAGGCGAGAAAATCACACGCTTCAACAAATATCTGATCTCTTGGGAGTAGCTATACCTACTCTCAGGACTCAACTATTGTTACGAATGAAAGATTATGATGCGTTTAAACAGCCTACAGCAAACGATGAAGCAAGACAAAGGAGCTTGAGAATACTAGAGGCAGTTGATGCAAAAGAATCTATTTCTAAAATCGCAAGAGAAGAAGGTGTTTCTCGGCAATGGATATACAAACTGTTGAAAAGGAGAGAAGAAAAGATTAACAGATTTGTTAAAGAAGAAGTTAAACGAAAACAATTAGAAAAAAAATTCGAGGGTTACAGTTATGAATGATGAAAAACAAATCAAAGATTTGGCTAAGTATATGCATGCATTGGATGACATGAATGTGCTTACAGCAAGATTAAAATCTTGCGTAGGAGCAATCAAAAGATCTAAATCGGTATGGGCAAAAAAGCATTGGACTCAAGTAATGAGGGCATTACATGACGAATATGTTAGCAGGCACAGTAAGAAAAAAACCATTAAAGGTAATCGTGTTTTACACTAGGAGGCAACATGGAAGAAATTAAATTTGATGTTATTGAAAAAAACATACCCATCCCTCAAAGGAGAGGAGTTGTCAAAACTACAAATCGTTACATATACGATTTTGTAGATCATGCACAGGTTGGAGATAGCATGGCATTTGAAGACAAAAAAAAATGCGGTGTTCTAAGAAATGCAATATCCAATAGAAAAAAGAGTGGCAAACTGGATGACAAAAAGTTTGTTGAAAGGATGCTGTTGAATGATGGGAAAACATATTGGCGATACTGGAGGGTGAAGTGATGGAAAAGGCAGACCTTGAGAAGATTAGAGATTTAGTAGATGACTTAGGTTGGGAGCACCAAAGGATGTCATCAAGCGGTCAGGAAACATATGAACAGCTTTGCAAGATACTCGGTTGGGAGTTTGAGAAATGATTGACTTTGAATACAAAGAGATTGTGAGAGCAAGCATGGGTACTCGCAAGATGATTATCATCGGTTACATTGAAAGATGCAGGCAAGGTTATTTCTTTAGACCTAAAGATAAATCTCATACAAATCTAAAAAGAACAAAAAGATTTAAAACTGCAAATCAAGTTAGAACATTCATCAAAGGTAAATTAGAATGCGTTTAAACAGTGTCGATCCCAGCGAAGAAAGCTGGTGGGAAGAACAAGACCAAGATCATTCTTGGCTGAAACAACAAGAAGAAGAGCAACAACAACAGGAGGATACAGATTAACTGTATCTTCCTGTGTTCAAATCATATTTCAACTCTATCACACCCAATCTTCCTGATTGTCTGAATCTAATCTTCTTAACATGAACTCTTACATCGTTAGAGTTTGGAGTGAAATCTCTTTCAACAATCAATAGATTGTCACATTTGTTGTAGAAATTAGCCGATCCTGATATGTCCTGCGCTGTCGGAGTCGGGAAACTTCCATCCATGTTTCGTCTGAGCTTTGTGGGATGAGCTACAAGCCATACATGAACACCATGCGTAGATGCCCATCTTTTTATCTGCGCTAACATCAATGACACATATTCGGTCTCGGTATATCCAGATGGTCGTTTATGTTCAAACTCATTGTAAGGATCTAAAACCAAACCACGAAGATTCGGATACCTCTGCACTGCATTGGTTGCTGTGTTTAAACACCATTCAATAGTTGGAGGCTCATCCTCACTACGAATCCAATAAAAATGTTCTTGAATAAATTCAACCGCAGGATACCATTCGTCATCTCTAACTTTGTTACCTGAGGCTACATCCCAAGTCGGCTTGCCAACAAATTTAGCAACTAACTTGTTTATATGCTCATCTACAGGGTTTTCAAAGCTACAAATGGCAAACCTGTGAGCGTGATTCTTTGCCAAGCTGAGTATGATTGCATCTAAAAGCTCTGACTTGCCTCCATTTGGAACACCTGAAACAAGAGTCAACTCGCCTGCACGAACACGATACGAGCCTGAACTGCCATCTGCATTACCATCCATTGCTTTTATGCCAGTAGATAAGCCTGTGCGTACTTCTCCATGCAACAAGCGTAGAGCGTTCTCAATGTAATCGTGTGTCTCTCTAAGATCTTTCAATGGATATGGAGTAGCATTGTCCACAATATCCAGAAGTGCAACCTTTCCATTCTGCAAAACATCGTTGGCATCTTTGTGTCCACTCGGTAATGAAACTGTCCAACATCTCACTTTCCCTAATCTACGAGATAATTCTTCTCTCAATTCAATACCTTGCTTGTCCTCGTCTGTGAATAATATTATCTGTTTAAACGATTTAAGCTCTTCATGCAAGGTGTCTAGCCAAGACATTTTTCTATCGCCTGCTCCATCAGGAACTGAAATTACATTGTTCAAACCTGCGCTCATGCATGCCAAAGCATCCATTTCACCTTCAACTATGATCAATTTTTCGTTGTTTTGGTCAACTAAACTCCATAAATAGGGTAATCTTGTGCCATTTGCTGTCTGTGAAAAGGATTTATCAAGCGTTCTGAACTTAATATTAGTAGTTTGCCCATCGTTCCTGTGTAAAAAAGCGATTGCTTTTTGATTTTTTCCACCAATAAAGGTGTTTGCACATCGAACTTCCGCTATTTCTAGCACTTTTTTTTCTATCTTTCTCTCATTTACAAACCAATCTAGCAATTCTTCGGTGAGAGGATAGGTCTCGATGTCATCTTTGAACTTCGGTTTTGTTTGTTTAAACGATTCAGGGTAACTACTATCATCATTCCTCCAGATATTGCCTGTCCAATCACAATGATGGCAATTCCATTTAGCACCTTGATTGTCTAATGAGAATGAAAGACATGTATCGTTTTTGTTTTTCTTTCTTGTGTGGCTACATGATGGACATTTCATTTTAGATTGCCCATCTCTCAATGAGGAGATATTAAAGCCTTCGTTAATAAGTTTTTCTGAGAATGATTTCATGGCAATGTCCTAAATATTTTTTTGCCATTCGCATCTATTTTTCTACCTATTTCATCTGTTGCGTTTTCTTTAGCATATTGTGCATCTAATTTAGCTAAATATGAGGCTGTTGAAAGATACCATCTTGATTTCTGCGCATATTCTGCTTTTTTGTGAAACCATTCGTCTCTTGAAAATAATTGTGCCTGTAGGTTAGGTATATTCTTATATGCTTTTTCCCACCTATCGTAATCTGATTTTTTGAGTTTGATTACATGCCCCTCGAAAGTGTATTTTTCCATTTGCGTTTCTCCATTTGCGATAAAATTAACCAAGTAAATCAACAGGTTACATAACATGTGTGTTAGACTTCGGAAAGTCTGAGGTAAGCCCCCCAAACCCCCCATTGAAAAAAATGGAAGTTTGAGGTGTTAGACTTGCGGATTAGTCGTCAGTCATGCCCCCACCACATTTAGCTGTGATCAGCTTGCAAAAATAATATAACAAAGTAAAATTCTACTTGCAAATATGTTCTCACCTCCACCGAAATATTTGCCCCTTCATGTTGCGATGAAGATTAAAAAGCCTCCACATTTCTAGATGATGGAGGTTTTTTTTCATCCCAATCAATCTCGGTGACTGTTACTTCACATCTCGGATTCTTTTTGTCGAGAAACTTTCTTACAATTTTTTGTTTAAACGCTCTATCGTTTTGATACCAGATCCCTTGCAGGGCATCCAGAAGAATACTTTCATCCAAATCAGGTCTGCGAGATGAATAGTAAATATCGGCTTCAATCATGAGGTCACCTTCCAACATCGGTTTTATTTTTTTTGCTTGTACTTGCACATCACGCTCAAAAACTAATGCTTTTTTGCTCTTGATGAATCTAGGTTTACCTCCAAAATGCACCAATCTACGAGAGTTTGCTTTAGAGCAACATTCTCCATAAATAATCTGTTTGACTTCTCTTTTTTCTTTCTTCATAATAGTTATGTTTTATCGCAACAATGGAGAATCATGGAGTATATCAACACTCACAATTTGCCTGCACCTTTAGCTAATGCTATCAAAAGAGACAGTTATAGCAAGGGAGATGCAGTTATTTCAGCTACTGGTCTCATGCGCCCTGCTCGTATGTCTGCCTTGTTTGATCATTATGATGATCAAATACAAAGAGATGTCACATCGGAGGTATGGTCATTATTTGGGAGGGCAGTGCATTGGATATTGGAACAAGGCGAAACAGATGGTTATATAACCGAAGAAAGATTATTCGCTGAATGCAATGGTTGGAGAGTATCAGGTCAGTTAGATGTTCAAGAGATACAAGATGATGGCTCTCGCATAATACAAGATTATAAGACTAGAAAAGTGTATGGTGTCATGCATGGAGGCATAAGCGATGAACAACAGCTAAATATATACGCTTGGTTAGCTCGCCAAAATGGCATAGAAATATCTGGTTTACAGATAATAAATCTAATAAAAGATTGGTCAAAACATCAAGTGGATAGAGTAGATGGGTATCCAGAGAGAGATGTTCATATACAAAATATTAATATGTGGTCTCCAGAGGAGGCAGAAGAATTTGTAAAACAGCGTGTTTCAATTCATAAAAAAGCCAGAGATGGCGATTTACCAGAGTGCACAGATGAAGAACGATGGTTGCGTGGTGAGAAATATGCTGTTCGCAAAGAAGGTAGGAAAACAGCAGTAAGAGTTTTCGAGCAAGAAGAAGAGGCTGAGACATTCATTTCAGCATTAAAAGACAAAGATAAACACAGCATTGAACATAGAAAAGGTATCAACATGAGATGTGAGAGCTTTTGTGATGTCGCTGAGTTTTGTTTTCAATATCAATCCATAAAGGTGCAAAATGACTAAAAAAGTTGAAGATAAGCTTGTAAAAGCAGTGAGACAGATGGCAGAACTGCCAGATAAAGATAAAGTGTCGATTAGGGGCAAAATGTATGCCGAAGTACATACGCGAGTGCAAGCATTTCGTGAAGCATTCGGTGTCGATGGCAAGATAATTAGTAAGGTGCATGTAGCAGATGCAAACAGAGTCATGACTGAAACTACTGTTCATGTGCATGTAGATGGCTCATGGAGAGAAATAGGTAATGATTTTGCCGAAGAATTTAGAGGTGAAGGGATGGTCAATAAGACCAGTGCAGTAGAAAACTGTCTTACCTCGTCAATCGGTAGAGCTTTATCGGCATGTGGCTTATCTGGAGGAAGCTATGCCTCATTTGAAGAAATGGATCATGCTATCAATGAGAAAGCCGAAGTGCCTAAAGATGCTGTAACTAAAGAAAAACCAAAAAAGAAAGAGCCAAAGCCACAGACTGCTGAGGAAATAAAAGAGTCTATGGAAGAGAAAGGTCTTGCGGAAAAACCAAAAGATGAAAAGCTCGAAAAAAAGATTAGAGAAACTTTCAATCTAGAAGATCCATCCGAAAAATTTACTGTAATTTCAGAGAAAGCTATTGCTGATATGGATGTAGCAGTGAATTCGCAGGAAATAGAGAAGATATGGAAAGACTCAATAGAATCCTTGAAAGATGTAAAAGGAGAGGTGTCTCAAACTGCATGGCAAGTGTGGTTAGGAGAAATGTCAAAAATGCGTGAAGAAATGATTAAGAAGGAAAAGAAATAATGGCTTACGAAAGAAAAGATAATAGTGGTAGTATTTTTAAGAATGCAAACAAAACAGAAGATTGGCATGCAGATGCTAGAGGAAGTGCGCTGATTGATGGTGTCGAGTATTGGGTTGATGCATATACCAATACTGGAACTAAAAACAACAGCGATGAAAAATGGCAAGGCTTGAGATTTAAAAAGAAAGATAGTCAGCCTAAAAAAGAGTCATCTAGCGAAATAACCTATGATGACATTCCATTTTAATTGAGCGTTTAAACGAATATTGTGGTACATACTGAGGTTTAAAAGGACAAAGTTCGAGGTTTCCCTAATCATGTTCCCTCGAATCGTGCTAAGTTGAGAGTTAATGTAAATTCCTGAGTGTAGCCAGACTCCAAGCCACAATATTCCCTAACTTGTGGAGGCAATATGGAAATAAAACCAAATGGTAAATCGAGACACGATCAAATGAGAGAACAAGTAAGTGATTTTCATAGAGAAAATCCTGAGGTATGGGATTTATTTGTAAAGTTTACTTTAGATAGAATACATAGAGGATTCAATAACTACAGTGTAAACGCTATCTTTGAAAGAATAAGATGGGAAAAAGACGATGTAGGTGGCGATTCTAAGTATTCTTTTAAGTTAAATAATAATTATCGTGCATTCTATGCAAGAAGATTCATGAAAATGTATCCACAATACGATGGATTCTTTAGAACAAGAACACAAACTAGCAAATATGATGATGCCTCCAAGTATTCAGAGTTAACACCGAGAGATTATGAATAAAGATTGGGCAGATAAAGTAAGAAGTCAAAAGTATTTAGAGAATGTGCGTGAGCATGGCTGTTTAATATGCCATAGACCTCCTCAGGCACATCATTTAACTCATGCACAAGGTCTTAGAGGCATGAGAAGGACAGGAGATCAATGGGCAGTACCATTGTGTCAAGAACATCATTTTAACTTACATGCTTATGGCAATGAATCGCAATGGTGGGCATTGCAAGGCATTGATCCTATCAAATGGGCAGAAAACAATTGGGAGATTTACAACAATGAGAAGTGAAATAGAAAATATGGCAGAGCATTTTGAATGCAAGAAGTATGCCTATAGACAAACTAAAGATGGAGTTGTTCTTTCTTTTGTCCTACATCCAGACGATATACCGCCTGATATGGCTGTTTCTGCTATTGGATCTAGATATATGGTTGCATGTGTTCAGATAAATGATCAAGAAGAGCCGATGCAAGCCAAAGCTAAGAATGAAGGAGAAAGAGCCTTATCAAGAGCATGTTTGATTTGCAAAGATGCTGATTATCAACAGTGGGTGCGTTTAAACGCAGAAAAATGGGGTATAAAACAGTTGGATCTTGAAGATGAAGAGCTTTGTGCCTTAGTAATTAGAAATGTTTGTCGTGTCGGTAGCAGATCAGAAATCAAAACATCTCCATCTGCACAACAGCGTTTAAACTTACATTTACAAGATTTTTTAAAAAGGGATAAAGGTGTCGTATGACTAATTGGAGTAGTGAGCTTAGAGAAGCTAGACATAATAGAAAATTAACTTTAGAACAATTAGGAGAGATTATTGGGATGTCTAAACATTATCTCTCATGTATGGAAAGAGGGGTGCATGAGCCTAGAATTAGCACTCTAGAGAAGGTTTTTAATGCCTTAGAATATGATTTAGTTGTAAAAAATAGGAATGAATAGTGACTATTGATGGCATACATCAGATTTTAGAAGAAAATAATGTAGGTATATCCCATAATGGTGCATTGGTAATCACTTCTAATCCAACATCAGCGAATTATACTACTGCTTGTATTAATGCTCTTCCAAAAACGACTACGACAGCAGGAGGAGGGATAATTCGAGAAGATGATACATATGAATTGTATCGAAAGCCATTATATGTAGCGATTAGAGGATCGCAAAGATTAGACTCAGTATTTACCCCTAGTGTCTATCTCTTAACAAGATATGATGATGTTGTGTATGTTGGACAAAGTATAAATCCAGTAGGAAGAATATATACCCATAAAAGAGATAAAAATTTTGATGGATTTAGAATTTTAAAATGTAAAGAAGATAGAATGTTATATTGGGAGGATAAGTTGATAGATCATTATCAACCTGAATACAACAAACGCGGAAGATATTGATAAATGAAGTATTTATCCATATGTAGCGGAATAGAATCAGTGGGAGTTGCATGGCATCCGCTTGGTTTTGAATGTCTCGGTTTAGCTGAGATTGATCCATTTAGATCGGCTGTGCTTGATTATCATTATCCAGAGGTAAAAAATTATGGAGACTTCACACAAATCGAAAGATCAGACTTGCGAGCCACACCAGACATCCTTGTTGGAGGAACACCATGCGCTACCTTCTCAATCGCAGGACTTAGAGGAGGCATGGGAGAAGATAGAGGGAATCTCGCACTTGAGTTTATTCGCTTGGCTCAAAGAATTAAGCCGAAATGGATACTCTGGGAAAATGTTCCCGGAATCTTGTCATCTAACGGAGGAAAAGATCTTGCTACCTTCTTCGGAGCATTGGCAGAACTCAGGTATGGGTTCGCATACAGGGTTCTTGACACTCAATACATCAGAACACAACGATTTCCAAGAGCAATCCCACAAAGACGAAGGCGTATCTTCGTTGTCGGATGTCTTGGAGACTGGAAAAGTAGCGCAAAAGTATTATTTGACCAAGAAACAATGTCAGGGAATCCTCCTCCGAGCAGAAAAGAAAGGAGCAAAGATCCCAGAAAGCCTAAGGAATTGCATAGAGACCTATATAGAAAGCTAGATTATCATGGATCATTTTCAGATGAAGATCAAGTCTCAGGAACAATAACTGCAAAAGGTAGATTTTCCCCTCCTGAAAACTCAATGTTGTGCATTGAAGATCCAATTGCCTTACAAACTGCACATACAAAATCTAATGGCTCAGGCATAAAAGCAGATGGTGCTATGTATTCATTAACAGCAGGAGATAGGCATGCAGTCATGTGTTTTGAGCCTAATACACCAGATGGTCATGCCAGAATAACAAAAAACAACATATCGCCTACTTTAAACGCTATGACAGGAGGTAATAGACAGCCATGTGTCATGGCAAAAAACAGAATTAGAAGGCTCACAATCGTTGAATGCGAGAGATTACAAGGCTTTGACGATAACTATACGCAAGTTCCTTATCGTGGCAAACCGAAAGAACAAGCTCCAAAATCCAAAAGATATGAGGCAGTTGGTCGCGCAATGTCAATAAATGTCATGGAATGGTTAGGAACAAGGATACAAAAGGTGCACAATAATGAAATTTGATTTCAGTAAAATAAAAGATTTCGATAGACATATAGAGCTTTCTATACCTAATTTATCAACATTAGACTCTATATTTAGACAAGTAACACATCAATATGCCCATCCTGAGTCGAGAGTCATAGATTTTGGATGCTCAACAGGCAGGTTTTTGGACTCTTTGACTAAGTTAGAAGGGTGCGATTATGTAGGAGTTGATGAAATAGAGATGAATAATCAAGCTCATTATCCATTTTGGAAGGGAGATATTGAAGATTTTTTTAGTTGTGCTGTCTGGAATACCAACATTTCTGTGATGATTAGCATGTTTTTCCTGCAATTTCTTGGAAATGTCAAAAGAAAAAGGGTAATGAAGTTGTTTAAACAGCATATAGATAATGGTGCAGTGCTTCTGATTGCAGAAAAAGTGTATCTAACTGATCCTGTTTTGCAACAAACTATACATAATTTACACATACAAGAGAAAAGAAAAGGTTTTTCTGACAAAGAGATCTTAGATAAAGACATTCAATTGTCTCATTCTATGTTCTGCAAGACTGAAACTGAGTTGGAAAAAGAATTAAGAAAGATAGGCAAGGTATCTAAAGTATGGCAAAGCTATAACTTCATGGGATATGTCGTCAGATAAAAGCTACATCGGTAAGTTCATAACCGACCTTTAATACTTTGGTGCTAGTTAAGTAGCGAAAAAGCACCTCCTTATTGTTTAAACATTTATAAAATAATCAGCAGCCGATGAGTGCTGCACAAAACCAGCGCAGCCCAGCAGTATTGTTTAAACACTATAAAATCAAAAGGTTCGCGCTTTTTTGATGTTTAAACGAATCCAATACTACTATCATGAGCCTTTTTTCCACTTTTTTGAAGGAGATTTGGTCTTACTAGGACTCCATTTAACACGGTTGGCCCAGTAAGCTGCAGACATTTTGCCCTTTTTTATGTTCTTGGCGTGTCTTGATTTAAACGCTTTTCTTTGCCCTGCTGTTTGATTTGTCTTAACACCTTGTTGTCCGAAACGAATTGTCTTTACCTTATCGCCCTCTTTGGCTACGACAATGTGCGATTTTTTAGGATGATTTGGAGTTCTTTTAGGCTTATTAAAACCTGAAACACCTGCTCTTGCGAGTCTAGGATCTTTCTTCTTAGCCATTATCTCTTCTTCCTTCTAGTCGTTTTCTTCTTGTGTAAGCCATGTCTAGCGTGTTGTTTGCCTTTTCTAGTAGCTTCTCTCTTCTTTTTGTTGGCTTGTGCTAGTTTTCTCCTGCCAGCAGGTGTTGATTTAAGTCTTTTGATCTTTGCAGAAGGAGCATAAACCTCTCCAGTTTCAGATGATTTCTTTCCACTTGGAGTTCGCCATTTTTGTTTTGTCCATTTTTTAAGGCTTTTTTGGCTCTTTTTTAGTGCCATTATGATCTCTTCTTTCTTTGAGACATGGCTTTTTTCTTGGCTTTTTTGCTAGGCAATTCACCATAATGGAATAAACGCTTGCTATTTTTTGTGTGTGTTTTGTTTGTGTGAAGCTCTCCATTAGCCATTTTATGCATTTTTCCATTCCAAACTGTTCCATCTCTTAGATAGTGTTTGACTCCCATACCCATTATTTGTAGCCTCCTCCTGCTTTTTTATATGCTTTAGCCAACATTTGTGCTTTTCTTGCTGACCATTGTCCGGGTTTACCGCCTTTACCGCCTGCTTTTATTCTATTGAAAATACGCTTACGCATTGTCGGTTTCGTGTAGTTTCCTGCTTTGTTTACTGTAGATTTTTTAGCCATTTTGTAAACTATTTTCGTTTAAACGACCTATTTTTAGATTTAGATACTACTCTTAGATTCTTTTTACTGTTGTTTTTTGGGTTTCGGTCTTTATGATGAACATCTTTACCATCACCTTTTTTTACTCGACCTGCCTTTACCATTGATCTACGAGCTTTGTTTCTACCTGCACGATTCTTCTTTTGTTTAGAAGTGCCTTGATAGTTATCGTACTCTTTTCTGTAGTTTCTCATCTCATTATATTAATAATGTTTAAACAATTAATCAAATTAAGTGCCTTGTTTTATATTGATATAAGACTCAGTTCCACCATTGACTCTTACTTGATTTACCTTTCCTTCTTGATCAATTCTTATTGCTGTACTGCCATCTTTAGATACTCTAAGCTCTAATTTATCTTGTACTTGTCTAATTAATTTAATTTCAGAGTCATTTACAAAACTAGATATTTGGGTTTCACTATCGTAACCAATTTTTGTTCCTTCTACACCTTGATTACCTAAAGAGCCTGAAGCTTTGCTTAGTTCGTCTACTTCTTGTATTACATCAAGCAAATCTTCTAAAAAATTAGTCGCTAAATAATCAATATCTAACTCAGTGTATTCAAGCTCAGACTCAGAATCTAAAGCATCTTGTTCTAGTTCATCAAACTCAAGAAAATCTGTATCCAATATATTTGCAGAATTTGATGTACTTGATTCATCGGTTACTGTTTCTCTTTCTTTTGGAGGATTTACGATAAGCATGTTGTCGATCTGATCTAAAGTCAAATCTAAGATTACCGAAGGAGTTGGAGGACTTTCTAAATTATACACTGTAGTAGCCTCATATGGCTTGTTAAGCACTACTTCACCTAAAGCTGTATATACTATAATTTCACCACTTGCCTCGCCTGTTTCGTCAGGCAATAATATTATTAAAGACTCGCCTGTTTCTTTTACAGTAATTGTAAAGTCTGTACCTCGAATCCCAACAGTGGCTGAATTTGTTCTAATTGTGATGTTATCTTTAGGAATGCGTGGCTTTTTGCTAGATATAAACCTCCCGGTGCCCTTTACAAAGTTCAAAGCCATACTAGACTTACTAGGGTTAGGATCAAACACAAACTCGTCTATAACGACATTAGAATGCTCTGTGAGTCGTATTGTAGTTTCATCTCTAAATGTAACACCCATTCTGCCTTTTGCAGTCTCTAGGCGATCCATAGAGTTTAAAGAAAAGTCTATAGCACTTTCGTATGGTTTATCTCTTACTACTCTTGTTATACCATTTAGTTCAGTTATATTGCCTATATCTTCAACAGCTTGTGCTTGTGCCCTGATCGTTTTGCTGCACACACACGCTGCCGTTATTCCCAGAAGAAGTAATGCGTAACCAGTCATTGTCCAGTGTCGATTGTTGATCAATGTCGAAACTCCTTGTATTACCATCGTGTTCTAGCTTGAAGTACCCAGATGCGTATCCATCCCCGTTGTAATCAACAGTATTAGAATCTCCATCCAAATCAATGTAGTTAGTCGCTGAATCTACATCGAGATCAATATGAACAGTGTTTGAGTCACCTTGCACTATCGTATCGACATCAGCACCACTAGCTAAAGCATTGGTAGCCAAGTCTAATGTCATAGTATTCGTACTGCCATCCACGTTTACATTTACATTTGAGTTATCAGCACTGTAGGTGTTAGTCGGATCAACCTGTATCGTATAAGTGTTTGTGTCACCATCAAAATCAAATAATCCAGTAAATGTATCGGAGTTAATATCTCCTAACATTTTATTGTTATTACCGATTTGATTTACATCAAGTGTCATTGTTGTTCCATCAAGATCAAATGCAGTCATACTTCCATGTGCACTGTTTAAACCACCTATAATGTTTCCGCTACCTAATTGTTCTAAATCTATATTTGCTGTTGCTCCAACTTGATCTACATATATTTCATTGTCATCAGAATATGACAAGCTGTATGCAAATAAAAATACAAGCATTACAGCAGGATACAACATATTGTTAAAATTATTATTCATATTTCCAATATCCTTTTTTTATCCCTATTTTTATAATATCTAATACACACTCCTCTATTGCTGATTGTAATACTAGACTTGTTGATTCATTTTGAGCTTTACCATTTTCAACCTCTATTAATCTTTGTCCTTCAGCCAAAAATCTAAAAACATCTTGTGATATAGCAACACTCAAAAGACTCTTTTGTGCAGAAGTTTCTATTAGTATTTCGCCAGTAGATACAGAAACCAATCTCAAACTAACTGTTATTAGATCTTCTCGGTACTGTTTACTACTGCCGATACCTAAATATCTAGCACCTGCACCGCCAGATAATATATTAGTATCATAACTCAATACACCTCCTTGCATCAAAAGTCCAGCAAATATCAAAGGTTTTACAGTGCTATCTTCTTCAAAAGAATCCCTTGTTGACCTTATAATCTGCCTCTCTTTGGTCAAAGAGTCCAAACCTACACGCTCTACAACTGTCCAAAAATTACCATTTCCACTGTGTTTTAATGCGCGAATTAGAAATGCATCTGGAGCTTGTGATATTGCTGTGCTAAATAAAGCAAACTGACCATTGCTTTTCCTCTGTCCTGTGTAATCTAAAAAACTATTAGGATAAACCGCTACTACAGGTTTTTGCTTTGCAGGTTTTATATCTCGTAATTCATCAGACTGTAACTCTAATATAGATGTATTTTTGATAACGATGCTAGGAACACCTTTACCATCGAGCATATTTTTCGATGCACAACTAGAAAGTAAAACTACCGACAGGAATAGAAATACTGGTAACGCTACCATTTTCGTCTGTAATTGTAAGCGTAATAAGTTCATTTTCGACTTTATATTCAATCGTGTTTCCTTCAAGCTCAAGTTTACCTTCTTTCTGAGGAGTCTCTCCAAATAATTGCTCAACCATCTGTCTTGATAACTGTGCATATATTCTGCTTTCTAAATTTCTTATAAATCTAGCAAGAGTAGTATTAGATGCATCTCTAGCTAACTCATCTTTATAAGCCTGTATTTCTTCTTTTAAGGCTTGTTTTCTACTAGCTTCTTGACTATCTATTGTCAAGTAATGTGAAGATGTGTTTAAACCAGAAAAGCTAGGACTTTTAAATTTAAATAACAACTCATCAGCATTGCTATAAACAGTAATCAATAATAAAAATATAGCTACATAAACATATATACCTAAAAACCAATGTAAACTATTCTTCATTTTCATCCTTCAATTTATTCTCTTCTTTTAACTCTAAAACTGTATTTACCTTTTGCTGTAACCTTATCATATCCTGATCTAACAAACGTAACTGGTCGGTAAGCCTAATAATAGTTACCTTCATTTCTTGAACAGCAGGATCTATTTTATTAGTAATTGTTTGCCATACAAAATAAACAAAGTAACCTAATCCTGCAACCATAACTATTGGAAAGCCAAAATCTGAAACTAACTTTACAATATCCATTACTTAAACTTCTTTTGTATATACTTTATCCCTGCATAAATTGATAATCCATAAACTGCAAATAGAGTTAACGATCCAAAGACAATTAAGTAATCTGATGGGTATAGGTATATAAGACCAAATAAACCATCTACAACCGCTTCTGCATCGCCTACAGGAGGTAAATTAATCTCGCCTTGCATCTATCTTTCCATCTTCAACAAAATTTTCGCTTCTAGCTATTCTTTCTAAATCAGGAGATAGACCTAACGCACTGCTTACACTTGTATCAATGCGTATCATGTCATTATTCATTGTTGCTGCTCTTGTAATAAGCATTTTAGATATAGCTTGCACTGTTTGTATTTCGCTGACTAAGCCATCCATCAACTGTTTCATAATCAAAAATATGAAATAAGCCATGACAAGACCGCCTGCTACAGGCAAACCAAGCTCTGCTATTAATGTAAAACCCTGTTCCATTGCATTTCATCAATATTAAGCTCATCTTGATCAATAACCATTTCTAATATTCCAACAACTACACAACCATACATTTCTGCTTTGGCTTCTGCTTCATCAAAACTAGAAGCAACAACTGTAGGGCCCTCATAATTTTTATCTTTGTAAGTAAACTCAGTTATAAAAACTTTCATTCATCTTTATCCTTTGCATTACTTGCACCAAAATAAAAACTAATTACAGCACTTGCAAGACCTCCAAGATAGCCTAGAACTAAGTTAATCAATGCTTCGCTGTTCTGCTCTGGTGGTTGTAGTGTTACTAAAAATATGTAACCCATAAAACCGCCAACTACAGTTATGCCCATTATTCTAGATGTCCAATCTTTAGAAAACTTACCTCTAGCATCTTGTATGTCTTTTGTTTCTAAAGCATACAAATCGACATCTAGCTCTTTCATTTTAATCTCAAAATCTGCGTCAATCTTTTTGAGTTCTGCTAGTTGTTCTGGAGTTGCTTGCTGTACTGCCTGTTCTATTTTCTTAGGTGTAGGCTCACAACCTAATGCTTCTGCTACCATATTAGCTGCCATATTACCCATAGGACCGCCTAATGCTGTACCGATTGTTGGAGCTACTGCACCTATTATGTTTTTAACAAATTTAAACTTCATACATTTCTCCAGTTATATAAATTTACTTAAAATTATACTGCCTACAATAAAAGGATATACACCCCAAATTATTGCCTCAAGTCGTTTAAACCTTTGTGCACCTTCTTCTAGCCTTCTTTCAATGTATTCATATCGAATAGCACATTCTTTTTCATGTGCTTCTATCCTAATTAAAGATGCTTCTTTAAAAGTAGTTCTTTGCATATTACTCTCCTTCTTCCTCGAATAATAAAGCCTCTGCTTCTCTTCTACGAGTTAATCCTTCTAATACTTTTCCATTTGCTTTATTCCATCGTTTAATTTGCTCTGGAACTTCATCATATTTTCTTTGATTTAAAACTTTTAATAACGTACTCGATTGTAAGTTTCCTGCACCCAAATTAAATGTCCATGATACAAGTGAATCGAATTGATTTTGTGTCAAAGGCACATGAACTAATCTAAGAACATCATCTTCAAACTGTCTTAAATCATCTTTTAACATAGCTTCTGCTGTATCCTCAGTTATACGCATATTTTCTACAACATCTTTTGTATGCCCATATCCTATCGTTAAAACATTAGCTGCACATAAATAAGGCTCTAATCGACAGCCTTCAAACTCTTTTATTAAATTTATTCCTTTTTCAGATATATTCATTTTATTTTGACCTTTGTTTATCGCTTTTTACTTTACCCACTAAATCAGAATCTTCTGCATCAAACAACTCTAATCTTGATTTCATAAATGATATTTTTTCTCTCCTATCTAAAATCGCTTCATCATAAGAACTTTTTCTAGTATTTCTATCCTGAACACTTAAACTTTCATCTCTTGCCATTCTTCTTCTAGCAGCCTTCAAATCATTAATTTCTTTTTCTAACATTTTTATTGCCATTTCATTTTGCTTAGGATCTATAGCAAAGATGTTTAAACCTATAAACTTTAAAAGTGCTTGATTAATAGTATTTCTATTTTTATCATTTATTTCACCAGACTCTTGCACTGCACTAATTAGTCTATTTGTCGCGCCATATTCAGTATGTAAAAATGAGGGCAAGAAAAACTGATTCAATGCATATTGAACATAACTAACTACTTTACCATCTTTTTTAAATATACCGGGTATTGAAAGCTCAAAATCTTTATCAGTTTCTATGAATAAAGGCTCACCTTCTCTTGCTATATTCCTTTTCAAAAATGGATCTGTATTAGTAAACAAACCTGATAATGACCATGCAGGACCACCAAATAAACCTACAGTTCTTAAAATTTCTCCTAAATCAAAATCTTCTGCTTGTTGCTCACCTGATATTGTTTTTTTAGCTTTGTAAGCTTGTTCTAGAAGTTGAGTTATAAAACCATGTGGCAATATATATCCTAAATCAAGAAACTGCATTCTGCCTGCATCATCTCTAAATGGTATAGGAAAAGTACCAAAGTCATTCGTATAGGATGGTAATAATTGTTTTACTTTTTCATAATCATCATCATCAATATCAAACATATGCATAAATAATTGTGGCAATACATACATCATAGCTGCATATGGTGCTAATCTAAATGGATTATTTAATGCAACATCTATTAATTTAGGAGTCACTTTATACATAAATGTTAAGAAAGGAATACCGATAGGACTTGTTCTTAATCCTCTAACTGTAGGAGATACTAATGAATAATCAAACAATGCATCTTGTGCAATCAAATATGCTTCATCTGCATTCTTATTTTGATTTTCCATCATTTCTATTGCCATAGCAGTTTTACCCATAACTTCTATGTTTTGATATAAAAATGAAGCTTTGTTAGCTAATCTTCTCCATCCTTTCAAATGCAACCAAGAAAGAATACCTAATTCATTGATTGATCTTTCTGTTGTAAATTCTTTAAAATCTTCTGCCCATCTAAACAATTCAGCTTCTGTAAATGAAGTTTCAGCTACACCTCTATCTAATAAAGCTTTGTAATGCTTAGAATTAGCCATATCTCCTTTTTTGTAAGCTATCATTTCATTAACAGCTTTATACATATTAGGCAGTATTCTTCTTATAGGCATACCAGAAAGATTCATTAGTATTGCGTTTGACATTGTGTTTCTTGCTACTGTAGGAGGATTCAATGGAACTTTTATTAACTTCCATGTAGATGTCAATTGTCTGGCTAATTTACCTGCTTTTACATAATTATTATCACCCCAAGCTGTATAACTTATAGATGATATTATATCTTCATATATACCTGATCTAACTGCTTTACCTGCCATAAGACCATACAATCTATTGTTAGGAACTCTTTTAAATCCTTCAGGTGCTTGAAACCTAGATTCACTTTGTTCTTGGTTAAATATATCTTCAGGTCTAATATCATATGCCTCTGCATATTTGTCTCTAGCTTGATTAGCAACTACCAACATATCATCAGCTTCTTTTAGCATTTTTGCTTTTCTTTCAGGATCTCTATCTAAATACTGTGCTATTTCTCTGTATTGTTTTTGTTGTTCATATAGCCAGAAAAAACTAACTTTTTTACCATCATATTCAACATCAGCCAAATCGCCATCAAGAGTCCATTGTCTGTTTTTTGCTATTGAGTTATAAAACTCTAGCATTGCTAAGTCTCTCATTGGTCTTTGTATTGCTCTAGACACCAAAAACTCAGGAGCTAATTCATCAATTACTGTTAATGAGTCTGATGCATCTTCTTTTCTTCTTTTAGCATAACTTCTAGCATCACCAGCAGGATTTTTCAAAACATGCTCTATATACAGTCTAGGCAAGTAAGATCTTTTATTTATCTCAAAAGAGCTTGCAGGAATAATATTAGCTTCTACTAACTGTTGTCCTAGTCTTTCTATAATATCTTTAGCATCTAAAGCTGCTTTTGCCATTCTAGGATTTACATCTTTTAACTGTTTATACAAAGCCAACTCTCCATTTTTAGGAGATGTACTTAAATATTTAAATAATAATGCTCTTACTTCTTGGTGATTGCTTTTTCTTAATGGATTATTTTTATCTAAATAAGGTGCTATATCCTTTCTAAGCTTCAATGCTATGCGTTCTGCTTGATTAAATATACCTAGTGCCCTACCTCTATTCAAAAGATAATCTCTTTGCATAGGAACACCATATAAAGGATCAAACATCTTACTGTTCCCAACAAAATTAGAAATACTTTCTCTAATATTTTTAGATAAATTATCTCTTTCTTTTTTACCAGAATTGACTACAGCCATTCTTCTAGCTTGAGTAGATCCTAAAGCCATAGAATCTTCTGACTCTTGTCTCATTTCTTCTGTTATCGGAAAAAATCTCAATGCATTAGTAACATTAGATGTTAATCTTTGTATTTGTGCCAT